ATTCGCTTAGCGATGTCCTCGAGAGAGCGGTTGACTAGCCCACGCTCCCAAGTATGCCCTAGGAAGGATACCCCATCATTACCGCGCGTCACTTCCGACTTTGCGGCATTCAGGTTCAACCCAACCTCCTTAAAGGCACTGGCCCACCGTACCAAGGGTATATATTCCCCAAGGCCTAAGAGACCATCATCACCAAGCACCAGCAACTTGTCGTTGAACACCGTACTGCCTGTGAGCCTAAGCGTGGCATATTGAACAGCAAAGTAGTTGACAATTGAATCAACCATCTGCGTCCAGTAGGAACCCGAAGGAACCCCCTGATGCGCCACATACACTTGACCGTCCGGCATGATTATCGGCGTATGGATGAAGTAATGGACCATCCGATCCCACTCCAGCTCATTGACCTCTGCGAAGTGCGTCTTTAGCACAAGGAACGCTCTCGCTATGATCTTAGGATGAATCGAGCTGTCAAACGCGGAAAAGTCAAACCCGTACCTCACGCCTGAGTTCTCTACCGGCACAATCCGTGCTGCCAACTCATGTCTATGTAACCCGAAGGCCATAGGCGTTCTACTAGCCAGGAACCAGTCAATCAAGGGCCTCGCATACTGCGCCTCACACAGTGTCATATGCAGGGGATAGCCCCACACAAGCCTGGTCTTTGGACCCTCAACTCCATGCTGGATTCTATGATACGCGACGCACGGTTGTGCAGCGATCGTACCATCAGCGAAACGGCACATACGACTGTAGTCAGAGTCAAATGCCTGCTCCTTCTTCGTGAAAAGGGGAGCCCCGCTGGCCTTTTCCAGCTTCACCGCATTCCTAAGTTCCTCCTTGTCGCGTACTGGTTTCAGGGTGCCCGACCCGCCAAAGACCCGTTGCGTTTCCCGCCACGCGGCGTGCCAGCAGTTGCCGTCATACGACAGCTCAGCAGGTTTGCCATACTTTCCCAACGCGCTATACAGCTTGTCAGGTTCGTACTGCGACTTGTTGTCACGCTCGGTATCCATATCGAACCCCTGTTCCTCTAGCGCTCGCAGGACGTGCCACTCTACAATGATCCCCGTCTTTTGAGCCAGTTGCCGAATCACGGCATCGGCGCGCTTGCTATGGTATATACCACGGCAGTCCACGCTTCCAAGGCACTGAGCCTTGCTCATGATCCACCTCACTAGTTATCTCTAGCAGCAAGTGAGACTTCTTGGAACTCCACAAA